GTATCAAATTGAATTCTGTGTTCCTTGATCTCTCCGTTGACGATCATAAGTAGAGCTACCACTTCTGCTATCATAATATTTTACCTTTGTTTTCACCTTGCTTGACAACATATTTTTGTGTACCATGCTTGCCAATTTCTACTTCTTTTTTTAAATTTTTTGTAAGAGTCATTTGTTGATTCTCTTTATTTATTTTTGCAATATGATCTAAAACTTTTTTAGTAATTCTTCCCGTTGCCATTTTCTCTTACCTTATCTTTTAGTGCTTCAATATCTTTTAATGCTTTTTCTAATTGTGATGCAAGAAATTCTATATTAACCTTATTTGTCATATTCATTTCCTGAGTCTTTTCCATCTTCTCTACTGACTTGTAAAGATCTTCGATCAAAAAATGTTGTTCTTGATCGGTCGGGACCTGCTCAGATTTTTTTAATAAATCATTTTCAAACAGCTCACGTGACGTCTCTAGAGATACTAACCTGGAAGTCAGCTCCGTGTATGCGAACACGCCGGCTGCGACGAGCACGATCAGGCTGGCTACGGTTTTCATCGGCATCTGCACAGCAGCCGATTCAGATATATCTAAAGGTTTCTTACTCATTTATTTTTGGTTTTGGTGGCGGAATTATAATATCTTTTGGGTCAAACTTCAACGAAGTTTGAGATGCACAATTACCCAATAAAACCAATACAATTAAAAGCAATGATATTTTCATTTTTTTGTTTTCTCTATTTCATAGAACATTTTATCAGAATCTTCTGTAACCCAATCTGGACCTTCGACATCCCAATAAGTATTTTGGACTTTATAGTCAGGCCAACTGTTATCAGTAGTGTAGTTATTAACATGCCACAGAATACGATTATTAGGCTGAGCTGCATAATTGCCGTTATCAAGAGCCAATATGTGTGCACACTTATGTTCTTGAGGTATTTCAGAATGTTCAGTGTTAAGTATATTGGTTTCTGGATGAGCCCAGTCAATCGTAAATAGATATTGTCCATGATAAAATTTTTTATCTTTACCTAGATATTTACCTGCTATGCCAGATAGCCAATCAAAGCAATGAACGCTAGGCCAATAACTAAAACAATTCCACAGTTCCAATTCGTGCGTCTGCATATCCGGCACAGAGGCTCTATCAAATTGTTTTTGGAAAAACGCTGAGATAGGCAAACGCCAGTAGCACGCACCATTTGGTAGCATGATGTTAAACAGGAGCGCACGCCCTGAAATTGAGACCAAACCGAAGATAACACACTCTTCACTTTCGCCGTGATGTTCTTTAAAGTCATAAAGATACTCCTTCCTTACTTTACAATAAACCGGAGGTATATTAGCATTTAAATAAGACATAGTTAACCATTAATTTCCCCCCAATTTTTTCCCGACTCATAGTCAACTTTGTTCGGTACAGCTAGGGTAACAGCATTTTCCATAATTTCAATTATTTTTTTTGCTTGTTCGTTTGACTCAACAGATATATCTAACTCATCATGTATTTGTATATGTGGCACAATACCTTCCTTGTATAAATCTAACATAGCTTTCTTTGTCATGTCTGCGGCTGATCCTTGAATTAATTTATTTAATGCTTTGTATGCCATAGCTCTTCTTATCTTTGGTCCTTTTGCATCTGGGTATTTTTCCATGTAAGCTGCTTCTGCATCTGGTTTACTCATAGGTGCTGTAAACTTACCATTGTTCCATTCAGATAATTCCCATTTATCGAAACGACATTTACGATTCAATAGTGTTCTTATAAATCCAGACTTCTGTACTAGATTAGATGTTTGATTCATTAGTTCTTTTACAAAAGGTACATTGTCATGATATTTATTAAATAAATTTTCAGCTTCGTTTCTTGTAGATAAACCTAACTCTGCTTGTAATTTAGCTTTACCCATACCATAAAATAATCCTAAGTTAATTGTTTTGGCTTGTGTTCTTGTTATTTGTGCCATGTCTGCAACAGTTTGGTGAAAGTCTATTTTATTGTTTTCAAATTTTTTAACTATCTCTACTACTGAATCATCATACATAATAGGCTCAGTTGATGCTGCATAGTGCACAACTAATCTTGGTTCTTGTTGTGAATAGTCAAAACAACCCCAGGTATGATTTCTTTCTGGTAAAAATAAACCTCTTATCATTGGTCCTAAATCTTTATTACGTGCAGGAATCTGCTGTAAGTTTGGATTACTATAACTAAATCTACCAGTCACAGTTCCACCTTGATCTGATCTAATAGGATTTATGTCAGCATGTATTCTACCTGTGTTTCCATGTTTTAATATTGTGTCAATAAAAGTTGTGTGTGCTTTATTTATTTCTCTTGCTTTTGCAATTTTTTGTACTATTGGATCTTCATGTTCAGAAAGAAAATTTTTAGTAAATGAAGGTGCACCAGTCTTTGCAGTCTTTTCGTAGTGTAATCCACGTTTTCGAAAAACTTCTCCAATACTTCTTGCAGCCCAAATCTGTGGCTCAATACCTGTTTCTTTTTTTACTTCTAAAAGCAAGTCTTGCTCTTGCTTTGTTAAGTTTCTTTTTAGTTCGTAAGCTTTTTCAATATCTACTCTTACTCCTTTAAATTTCATATCAATAAGACATGGAAATAAATTTGTTTCTAAATCAAATATCTGTTCTAATTTTTGATTTATTATTTCTTTTGATAAAACTTTAAATAATTGCAGTGTCATTTCTGCATCTTTCTCTGCATAATTACCTACATACATTGCAGGTAGTTTATACATCTCAGCTTTAGGATCTATACCAGCTTTTTCTGCTGCTTCTTTTAATGCTGTCTCGTCTTTTGTTGTACCTAAATAATCAAAACCAATACTATTTAATGAATAAAATAATCTATTTTCATCTATTAAAGATGCCATAACCATTGTATCTACAATAGTTCCGTGTACATCTATGTTATAATGTTTTAACCAACAAACATCATACATAGCGTTATGAAAAATTTTTGTATTGTTTGCTTTACAAACTTCTTTTATGTAATCTAATACAATTCTTTTATCTAAATTACCTTCTCTATGACCTATTGGATAATAAGCAGACCAACCTTCAACAGCTAAAGCTATACCAATTATCTCACCATTTCCTACAACAGCACCAGAGCCTCTTGTTCTTAACTCTGGATCTCTTGTTTCTAAGTCAATTGATACATAAGCGTATGTTGATAAATCAGGAAAAGACTCAGGACAATTCCATTCTACTTCTGCTTTAAACATTATTTATAGTCTCTTTCAATAATCATTTCTAAAAAATGTATTGCTTTCAAGATGTCTTCCTTTCCATTTTTATCACGATGTCTGATAATATATTTTATAGCACAACCTTCTGGATATAGCAATTGATTCTCTACTACAAACTTACTTGGCTGTATTTTATATTTTTGGTAGTGATTCCCGCCGTGCTGCTTGTCCCAAACTTTACTCATATTATGTCTTCTCCTATGTTGTATTGATATTCATAATTCTGACTCATTATAAATAAATTTTCTTTTGCTCTTGTTACACCTACATAAAATAATCTATGTTCTGGATTCGGATCTTTCTGTGCCGCTTCATAAATTATTCTTTCTAAATCTGTAAACAAGATTACATTCTCTGCTTCTTGTCCCTTGACACTATGTATCGTTGCAACTTTTACTCTGGCAGGTTTACTTAGATCCTCGCCGCTCGCTATTAGTTCCTTGATGTATTCTTTTTGTACATCATCCATAGAAAGCACAGTCCAGTCTCCAGAAACTAATAAACCATGTTCTTCTTTTAACTTATCCATATCAACAGAGTCTTCTGCCACCAAAGAATTACCACTAGAAAAACCTCTTTTGATATCTTTTTTAGATGATCTTAAAAAACTGTATACATTCTGTGCCTCTTCTGCTGATATAAAAGCTCCTTTGTTTAATCTATTCCAATCATTTATAGCCTGTACTAAATCACCTGGAAGTAAATCATTAAATTTACATTCAAATCTAATTCCTAAATTTTGTAAGTGTTCTACAATAGGCATCATTTGATTATTGGTTCTAGTTAATACCATCCAGGTACCTTCTAAAAATTTTATATCTTCTAATTCTAAATTATCAAAAACATTACCTTCAGCTTCTCTTGCTATCCATTCCTTTTCTCTTCTCTCATCTATATTTTCTAAAATAGATGTAGCCACTTTATGCACTGCACGTGGTACTCTTCTTGAATTTATTTGAGGATCTATATTACCTTCTAAATTAATAAATATTTTAGGGTCAGCTCCTTGAAAAGAATAGATAGCTTGATCATCATCCCCTGCAATGTACGACCTTTTACATTGAGACTCAATGTAGAAAAACATTTCCCACTGCAAGGGATTTAGATCTTGAGCTTCGTCAAGGAATACACAGTCGAGGGAAGGACATTTTTCTTCCTTGACGAATTCTGTAATCATGTCTGTAAACTCATACATGTTAAAATTTGCTTTATAGTCTGTAAGGTCTTGATAAATTTGTTCTAGTAATGGAATACTAATAACATCAACTAAATCTATTTGTATTGCAGCATCTAATAAACTATCTAATCTTCTATTTCTATAATAGTCGATTATCTTCATATACTCATTAGTATATTCCATATAACCATTTGCATGTTTGACTGTATCAAAACTTAAATCTTTACAAACTTGTGAATAGTTTTTAAATCCATTCCAATTTTTTCCTTTTAATAATTGTGTAGTAGTATTTATTTGTAATTCTTTTGTGCCTAAAGAATGCATCGTGCACACATATTCAAAACTAAATTTAGGATATTCTTTTTCTATTCTTTCTCTAGCTTCTTTTGCTGCAGCTTTACTAAAACTTATATAACAAATTTTTTCTGGTTTAGTTTTATGTTTAAATAATTCATCATACAAATGCGTATGAATTAATGAATGGGTCTTTCCTGTACCCGGTGGTCCTGGTATTATTGTTCTCATTCAAATGGTGCTGGTTTCTTTTTATTTTTTCTTACTAAAGGTTTATCTAAATCTATATCTTGTACTGTCCAAACCTTAACGCTCTTTTCATTTATCTTTACAACTTTTTCTTTTGCTTTAAATAAATCTTCTAACAATCTTATAGTTTTATTTTTAGGGTAAGTTCTTTCTGGCCAAGATTTAGATTTTAATAGGTATCCCCAGAAATCTTTAAATTTAAAGTGTGATGTTCCTTCTTCTGTATATGGCTTTCTTTTTAAAACATCTTCCATAGTTTTACCATTTCTACTTACAAAATCTGTTATAACTTCTTTTAATTGTACATCTACTTTGGTATCATCCGGAGCTTCTGTCTCATCCATATTTTTCATTAGTGTTGCTAACATTTTTCTCCACACTAATTTTGCAACAGGTAACATTGGCATTCCTAATTCTTCTAAACATCTTACACTAAATTTTTCTGCATCATGTAATGTAGGTCCGTCTACTTCTATTGTGTCTTCATCCACAGTCACAAAAAATATAGGGGGATCTGACATATACTTTCTGATGGTAGTTATGTTTGGCATTCTAACCTGGCCACCCTTACCAAAAGGTTTTGCATAACAAATTTTTTCTTTACAAAAATTACATATAGGTTTGTCGTTGCATTTATATTCGTATTCTTTTTTATTTAGTTGTACTTTTATTCTATTGATATCGTTTGCTCGTAGTGGTGGACTAATATATTTTGTATTATTATAGTCTTCTAATTTATCTTCCCAATCTGATGGATGTGCTTTTCTTAAATAGACTCCAATATT